AACCCTTTAGGATAAGTCATGGTTCCCCAAATCGAAGCTACCTCAGTCCATGTCTTTACGGCTTCACCCATAACATTCTTTGTCATTGTGTAGCTTTGTAGGCTTATTTTTCTGTCAAGTCTACCTATAACCATAACGACCCTTTGATATACATATTTAACAATCGGTCGTAATTCATACTTGCTTCGCTCATATTACTTTCGTTTTGGCGTTGCTCATATAATTGACCTGTTATAATTCTTATCGCGGCTATAATACCGTTATCAATTGCATCAACTGTGGCGTGTCCTGCCGTAAAATTAATTTGAATAGGATTGTAGATACTCGCTTGAACACTTGGGGCGTTTGCAAATTTCACTCTCGCTGGGCATGAAGTAATATCTACAAAGTAATCTGTATTTGCCGTTAATGTGGTAAGTGTTCCACTTGTATCATAATACTTTACTGTATCAATTGAAGTTATCGGAAATTTAAAGATTTCCACTTCCAAACTTTCTAAATCATCCAAATAGGCGGTAAATGTCGAACTTAAAAGAACTCTGTTTGTGTGCTGTTCTGCAATAGATGTAGCGGCTTTGAGCATAGACGTTAATACTACAATTTCCGAATCTTCATCCACGCGAAGTTCATCCTGTAGTTGACCTATTGGATAAACTAAACCTGTTGGATATGTATTTTGTACTATTCTCATTGCCGCCATATCTTAAAGGGCTTCTACAAACTCCTTTTTAATCAAATACTTTAAAGTGTTTTCGGTGTTTTCTACAAGTTTACCTTCTTTCTCTTCGCGAATGGTAATCTCTGCTTTTGGGTTAATATACCCTTCTTCACCTTCGGAATAACCGTAACCTACGACTAAGCCGTTTTTTAACCACTTTACATTGTTTTTTAGTTCTTTTACTTCTGGCATAATTTTGCTTTTAACCGCCAAAAGCGGGTATTACCCCGCTCGCTGACGTATAAAAAGAACCCGACTATGTGGTCAAAATATCCAAACAAGCGGCAAAAGACTCGGCACGTCTTACCATGATGTCATAGTAACCATTTGCAACTACTTGGATTTGGTTGTTAAGCGCTAAAGTTACGCCATCAATTACCAAATCAACTCCACCCCATTGTAAAATCATAAGGTCGTCGAAATTACCAAAGATTAAAGCGGAGCAAATTCCATTTGAAGAACCTTTTGTAAGTGTGCTTGGGATTGCGTTTGAAATGTAAACCTTATAACCGTTTATCATATCTCCATTATCGTAAAGGAAAAGTCCTGAACCTGCATCGCGTACAACTGTTTTCATTTTACCTCTAACCTTTGTATTTGTTACGTAAGCAAGTTTTCCGAATGCTGCGTTATCGTTTGCAACTTCTGTTTCAAGTCCTACTGCCATTGCCCATGTCGGAGCAAGTCCGTTAGTTCCTAAAGCATAAGAACCGATACCCGCTGTGGCGGTTATACCTGTAGGCTGATTTGAAGAACCAGAACCAATGAATGCGGCAGTATCAACTGCAACGGCATGAGTGCGGCTCAAATCGTTTCTTACAATCATTTCAGCATCTAACGAAGCCTGCTGTAGTAAGGTTTTTGAAATTACAGTAGCGTTACCATATCTCTTTGGAGTTCCAGACAATTGAGCATGAACGTTATCGGCTGCGGTAATTGCTCCGTTTTCTGTTAACCATGCACCACCACTTGATGCTGTTAGTTTAGGAATAGCAATATTGCCAACCAATCCGCCCATAAATCTTGCACCCGCTTGTACTGCAACTGAACTGTTACGCAAAACATCAATGTATTGGTCGCCCAAAACATGGGTTTGGATTAAATACCCTGCTTTTGCGGTGTCGCCTGTAGAGGTAGTTAAGGCACGTTCTTCTCCTTTAAGGATAAAGGCTGGAATTACAACACCTTTAGGGGCAACGTTTGAATCACGCATTTCCTTAGTACCTGCTTGGTGAATTTCTGCGTTAAAACCTGTTAGCTGTCCTTTTGCACCTTCTAAAATGAAGTCGCGGTAGCTAAATTGGGCTTTAACTTGGTCTTCGTTATCGGTTTTCTTAATACCAATTCCAAAGTTTACAGATTGACTACGCTTTTTGGCGTTTTCAATTGTGTTTAATGCTCTCTCCGCTGCATCTATCTCATCCGAAATTGTTGGAATCTCGGTTTCGAGTAGAGCATTGAAGCGTGTCTGTTCGTCCGCTGTAAGTGTCCCTGCATTTACTTTGGCTTCAAGGGCAAGCAACTCTTTGTCGAATCTGCTCCTTGTTTCCTTCAATTCTGTTAAATTATTCATTTTTTGTTTCTAAATTGTGCTAATTTTTCTTTTAAACCTTCATAGTCTATTTTCGGTTCGGTTTCTTTTATCGCTTCCTCATAGCTTCTTAATGCTGCCGTTGAATCTTCATAAGCGGGCAATGTTACTGGTCCTAATTCAATAGTGTTTTCAAATTTGGTAATCGTTCTTTCAATTGGATTTGCATCGAAATTCCAAACACTTCTAAAAGTTCCTGTTTCATGAAACATAAAACTTGAACCTTCTAAATTACCGTTAATAACATCTTCTATTGCATCCCTGCCCTGTGTTGTGTTTGGTACTTTTGCAACGTATTTCAGACCTTTTTCATCCAAAACAACCTCTAAAGTTCCCTTTGAACGCTTGGCAATTGTTTTGTTTTTAATATCGTGGTTTACGCTGCAAATTGTTGAATTAAAATCAACTCCATCGAATGCGCCCTTTGCTATTCTCTCACGAAACACAATGTTTTTACCGTTTCTTTGCATAACTAAAGGTCTTGACCATTTGTCATAAATCGCGGCATATCCTGTAATAAAGTTTTCATTCGTGCCGTTTTCTAAGGCTCTTGTTTGTACTTCTACAGGTTCATCTAAATAATATTTTCCTTCCATTTTAATTTAAAATTGTATGTCCATTTCTTTTTTTGGTATCAGGTACGCTTTCGGGCTTCTTATCCGTTGTAAAATGATACTCGGTTAGTTTAGTGCTATCAATAGAATTTAAAGGGCTTAAAAGAGTATCCCCGCCATCAATTCTATTCATTTCTTCAAAGGCTCTCACTTCATTCGGGGTCATTGCTTGTATTTTAGTCATAACCTCATAGAATGCGGCTCGGCTTGCATTATCTCCCCTCATTAATCCATTGAGATTAAATTTACAATACTCGTTTCTTCTTACACTTAGTTTGGCTTCAAATTCTTGTTCCATGCTAACTGCTATCGGTAAAATAGTATGTGTAACATAGTCAATACCTTGATGTTCAATGTTGTTATTAGTAGAGTTTTGGTGTAAATAGCCTATCAAGTGTAAAGGCACGTCAAACATTCTCGCAATTTCTTCAACACTAAAACTTTTACTTTCGAGATATTGAGCATCAGCGGGTTTTACGCCTATTGATTTGTATTTTGCCCCGTTGTCTAATATTGCAGTTCTGAATTTAGAATTTCCTGAATAAGCGGCTTTCCAAACCGTGCGAGTATTTGCGATTGTGGTCGGGTCTGCCTTTCCTTCCATTTCGATTATACCATCCAAAGAAGAACCGTTTTCGTAAAAGTTTTTCTGCTCCTGTTGGTTTGCATGGGCTAAACTTAATGTTTGGGCTTGGAATTTAATAGTACTCAATCCCGTTACACCATCATTTGACATACCTTTGAAATGTAGCATATCTTCGGCAAGTACTGGCGTTTTATTGTTATCAATATAATAAACGACTTCGCCTAATTCCACTCTAACCTCTACTCTATTTGGGTGCAATGGGTGTAATTCTAACGGCTGCCCGTTTCCATCTCTATCAATCCATGCGTAACCGTTACCATGTAAAGCACGACTAAAGACTATAAAACCAATAAAATCATAACGGTTTATAAATCTGTTTGGCTTCTTTAAGATTGTTTGAAAACTTGAATCAGAAATAACGCTATCGCCATTGGGTTTTTTAATAAACACATTTAGGGGCATACTACCCATACTTTTATGAAGTCTATTAACACAAGCCCAAACTGCGGATAATTGTAAACTTGATTTTTCGGTTATTGGAGTAGAATTAACCGTATCACCAATTCCCATGTAATGAGATAATGATTTCGGTGTGTAGGCTTCATAGCTTACCTCCCTTTTTTCGGCTTTCTTGAAAAAGTCTAATAACCCCATTTTAAAAAACAAAGGTTATTTAATTTAAAAGGGCTATTTAAAAAAGTACAACTTTTAACCCTCTTTTTTTGCGAAAATGCCAATTTGCCCGTATAAATTGGTCATAAGTAGGATAAAAACAACCCATTTCCACCTGAATTATAACGTATATTTCGGTGTATTTATACCCTCTTTCGCGAAGTTTTAAGGCTTGTCTATGGTAGGTTGTTTTATTGCGCATACAGTTTTAGTATTTCTTCTTCTGTCATTGTAGATAAATAACTTTCATTTTCGGGCTTCGTGTCTAATAACATGGATAAACACATAGCATTTGAAACTAATCCATCAATTTTTTGCTCATATCGTTTACGGTCAAACTTTCGGTTTCCTCCGTTATCGCTTACTATCTCAACATTTCCATTCATCCACCTTAAAATAGGGCAATTATTATTAACGTAATTTCTCATTAATATAATTCTCTCCCATTGTGTTACGGGCTTATTCATTGTTACCGTGCCTTGTTTGTGCATAAACGTTCTAATACCTTGTTCTTCAAGTTCCACAATCACGGGGGTTGAATTATACGGGTCATAGGCAATTACTTGTATTTTGTGTTTTTCGCATAACTCTAAAATATCCTTACAAACTACTCTGTAATCAACTACGTTGCCAGGTGTTTCTTTTATTCGCCCATCTTTTACCCATTGTAAATATTGAGCATTGTTTTTATCTGCACTATTTTTTCCCTTTTCTTCGGGTAGCCAAAAAATTGTCTTTGAATAATAATGCTCATCTTCTAACCATCCATAAGTGAAGGCAGTTAAATCGCTAACCGTTGATAAATCCAAACCTCCACAGCAATGCCCGTGCATTTCATCGGGATTGAATGTTTTATTATTTTCTGACCAGACTACATCAGGAATCCAACTATCTTTTTGATTTGTCCAAACGTTTAAATGAAGTCTTAAAAAAGAGTTTAAATAGGAAGGACTTTGCTTTGCCCTTATTGCCTGTTCCTCCATAAAATCTTTTGTTACCGAAATGCCATAATTAGGGTTTGCTTTAATCCATGTACTTTCAATAAACGGATCATCTTTTGGTTCGGCTGCGTAAATAACGGGCAAAAACCTATCATCTTTTAAAATGCCATCTCTAACAGCTATTGCGTGTTCATGCATCTCATAACATAGACTTGTTCTTTCGCTTCCAGCGGTTGTTATTACAAAAAATATAGGTTCGCCCTTAGTAGCTTGTGAACCTATCATAATATCTAATAAAAGGCTTTTTACAAAATGGTGAAACTCGTCAATAATAACTACATCATAACTACCACCGTCATTATTTCCAACATCTGCTGAAAGTGGTTTGTAGGATTTAGTACCGTTCATTATAGAGTTTTGCATAACTCTAAATTCTTTGGATAAGGTTTTAGAATTCCTTATCATTTGCCCCATGTCATCATAAATTAATTTAGCCTGGTCGCGGGATGCTGCTAAACTTGCAATTTTACCGCCATTGTCCCGTATGAATTTTAACATCATAATGGTAATGGCTGCCATAGTGGGCGTTTTGCCGTTCTTTTTTGGGATTTCTACATAGGCTCTTTTGTAACGTCTTTTATTGTCGGAACGTTTTTTAACTCCGAAAAAAGGCAAGAATATATCCCGCTTTTGCCACTCTTCTAAAATAAATGGTTTTCCGCTTAACGGGCCTTTAGGATGCGTGATGTAATTTTCAATAAAGAAAACTACTGACCGTGCGGTTTCAGCATCAAAATAGTAATCAGGGTCTTTGTTATACTTTTGTGTATAAAATTTATATAAATCTTCCAAATGAGAGTTTTATTTTTGTTCTCTCATTAGGTTTGGTTTGTTCGTAATTAGGGTGTTAACAGCACCCTTTTTTATGGTTTCTTTTCAAATTTTAGGAACTCCCATTTTTTAGGGTCTTCATTCCATAGCATTATTCCTGTTTCTTCGGCCTCCATTTCCCAAAACCTTTGTTTTGAGTTTATACCATGTTGGCTAATTACGCTTATTGTTTTTGGTTTTTTCATAATTCTACAAAGTTACTTTCTTTGGCTTCTAAATGGAGATTTGAGCAACAGTCTTACATTGAACAGCAAGAGTTTAATACCTCCCTTGTTTTAACGTGCTTTGCTGTTGTTATTGGACTTTTTGGGGTTTTTAGTTTTTATAATGTCAGTCAATCTCTTAAAGACAACATCGCAGAAATTGATGATAAAATCAAGAATGCTGTCACGAAACAGAGACAAAATAACATAGACCAAAGTAAGAAATATAACGATATAAAACATGGTTTAAATAGGTTTAAAATTAGGTTTATTGATTCCGAGCGCGCATTTTACCAAGACGCTGTATTTAGCGCCTACCATAAGAAGGATTCTTATAGCCTTGTATTGAATGCTTTTCATGGGTTAAAATTTGCAATAAATCTCTATTGTGTTATGTTTCATCGGTGCAATTTATAACATTTTGCACCTTTATAATGAAAAATCTTTTAACGGGTCTTCTTTTTCTTCATCCTCTTTTGCAACTTTTAGGTTATTTCGGGCACTTGGGGTGCAACCGAACTCGCGGGCTAAACTTATAAATATCTTTTCGGCACTTTCCATTGTCTTTAAAATCGGGTTTTCCTTAGTGTTTCCCTTGTCATCAATAATCCACTTGCTTTGTGTTTTAAGCTTTTCAGCGCATTCGTACCAAACTTGATATTTATACGCCATCATTTGAAATGTCGGCAAATCGGGTATTTGAATAAGTCCCTTTGTTTTCAATAGCTGGGTAAGCATATCAAACCAAAACTTTGAACCGTGTTCGTTTAGAACTTCTGGCGGGTCTGGGACTTCGCTTAGAAATTCATGTTTAGGCATATCGGGTAAATTACCATGCCTTGATGGCCTGTAAACTCCCTTTGATTTTGCGACCTCTGCGGGCTGCCTGACTGGTCCACTCATACTACAAAGATAAGGTTAATTTAGAATTTGTAAACTGTACGTGAATAAAGAAAAGGCCATGTCGTTTACATTTTACCATCT